GTCGATGAGAACGGTGACCCGCTCGATCCGCTGATTGAGTACAAGCAGGCCCGCGAGAAATTGCGCCTGACAACTGAGCAAGCGGACGCCCAGGCGATGCGAAATCAGGTCAAGGCCAAGAAGCTGGTTCCTGTCGATTTCTGCCTTTTCGCCCTGGGTCGCTTGAGCGCAATGCTCGGCTCAACCCTGGACACCGTCCACGCGAAGGTCAAACGCAAGTGCCCCGACATTGAGGTCAGGCACTTGGAAGCAGTTCAGCGTGAGGTGGCCGTTACGCGTAACGAAGCGGTCAACCTGGCCGACTGCCTGCCGGATTTGCTCGATGAATTTATCGCCACCCTGGATGAAGTCGCTGACTGAAAGCATCCGTAAGGGCCTTGCTGGCCTGTACAAAGAGCCGCCGCTGACGGCGGTGGAATGGGCAGATAAACATTTCTACTTGTCGTCCGAGTCCTCCTACCAAGAGGGACGCTGGACGACGGCGCCGTTTCAGGTAGCCATCCTCAACGCCATGGGCAATGACCTGGTGCGTGAGGTCAACGTGCTGAAGTCGGCCCGTGTGGGATACACCAAAATGCTGGTGGCCAACATGGGCTACAAGATCCAGCACAAGAAACGCAGCGTGATTGTCTGGTGCCCCACCGACCCCGACAGCGACGGGATGATGAAGCGGCACATCGAAACGATGATCCGCGACGTGCCCCTGGTTAAGGCTTTGGCGCCGTGGCTGGGCATGAAGCATCGAGACAACACGCTCAACGAAAAGCGTTTCGATAACTCCAAGATGCTGTGGTGCCTGGGTGGTACCGCAGCCAAGAACTACCGGGAGAAAAGCCCGGATGAAGTGATTTATGACGAGCTGTCGAAGTTCGACGCCGACATTGAGGGAGAGGGCGCACCGACGATCTTGGGCGACAAGCGCCTGGAGGGTGCAACCTTCAAGAAGTCCATTCGCGGGTCAACCCCCACCACCGTGGCGGTGGTCAGCGATGACGAAGAAACCACCGGCGACGGCTGCCAGATCACCCGAGCGGCGAATGATTCGCCGCACTTCCTGCGCTTCAACATCAAATGCCCCTGCTGCGGTACCGAGCAGTATTTGAAGTGGGGCGATGCCGATACGCCGTTTGGCATCAAGTGGCAGCTCGACGAGCTTGGGGAGGTGGTGAAGGCCTGGTACCTCTGTGAGTCGGGCAACGGCTGCACGTTCGAGTACCACGAAATGGTCGCTGCCTCGGTAACCGGGCGTTACATCTGCGAGCGCTCGGGCATTTGGACGCGTGACGGCATGGACTGGTTTACCCGTGCGGATGCGCCTATGCGCCCGCCGCGCTCGGTGACGTTCCATATCTGGACGGCCTATTCAGAGTTTGTCACCTGGGCCGAGGTGGTCAGCGAATGGCTCAAGGTCAAGAAAGACCGGGGCAAGCTCAAGACCTTCATCAACACCACCCTTGGCGAGGCCTGGGAAGAAGATCAGGCCGAGCAGATGGACTGGCAGCAGCTGTATGCCAGGCGCGAAATCTACCCAGAAGTACCGGCCAATGTGTTGGCCATCTTCGGTGGAATCGACACCCAAGATGACCGGTATGAGGGCCGTTTCTGGGGCTTTGGCGCCGGTGAGGAAGCTTGGCTTATTCACAAGTTCGTGCTCATGGGCGACCCGGCCAGTGAGGAGCTGCGCCGCAAGGTAGGCATCCAGCTCAAGCGCCGGTTCGTTCGCGCTGACGGCACGGTGATGACTGTCGATCGTCACTGCTGGGACTCCGGTGGCCACTACTCGGACGAGGTCAAGCAGGAAAGCATCAAGCACGGTATCGACTGGGTCATTCCGGTGTTTGGCGCCTCGACCTACGGCAAGTCGATTGCCACTTGGCCGAATAAGAAAACCAAGGTCAAGGGCGGCCGGGTCTATCTGGTCGAGGTCGGTACCGACAACGCCAAGGAGTTGATCTATGGCCGCCTGCTGCTACAGCCCAACAGTTCGGGCCGTCCGGTTCCTGGGTGCTTCCACTTGCCTGCCAACGATGACCTGTGTGGTGAGGATGAGCTGCGGCAGCTGACGGCCGAGCGGCGTAAGTGGGTCACGGTCAAGCATGTGCGCGTCCAGCGTTGGGACGCTGGTGGGCGCCGCAACGAAGCGCTCGACTGCCTGGTGTACGCCTTGGCTGCACTGCGCATCAGCCAATTGCGGTTCGGCTTGGACCTTGACCTGCTGGCCAAGCAGAACCCCATCACCGGCGACTGGGAAGTGGAAGACGACGAAGACGACGAAGACGTACCGCCCCCAGTGGAGGCGGTGCCGTTACCGGCTGCACTGCCGGCGCCTGAGCAGGCGCCGCCTGAGCAGGCACCAGAACCCCAGCCCGTCACAGGCGGTTGGATGAATACAGGAGGCAGCGGATGGCTGTGATTAATGCGCAGGAAATGGTTGATATCTACCTGCAGGCCGAGGCCGAGCTGTTGCGCGGCGGCAAAGACGTGCAGTTCAACGGGCGGCGGGTGGTGATGGCGGACCTTCCGCAGATCCGTGCGGGCCGGCTGGATTGGGAGCGCCGGGTGGCGGCTGAGGCCCGTGGCGGGCGCTCGGGCCACTCCCTGGCGACGTTCGGATGATCGGCGAGCTGCTGGACCGTGCCATCGCGCCCTGGGCGCCTCAGTACGCACTGAACCGGATGCACGCCCGTAGCGTGATCATGGCGTATGAGGCCGCCAAGCCGTCGCGGACCCATAAGGCGATTCGTGAAACGCGTAGCGCTGACGCGGCCCTGCAGCCGTCGCTCCAATCCATGCGCGAGCAGATCCGCGCCCTGGAAGAAAACCACGACCTTGTCACCGGTCTGTTTGACCGACTGGATGAGCGAGTGGTGGGCGGCCCAGGCATCGCGGTGGAGCCTATCCCGTTGCGTTATGACGGCACGGTACACACCGAGCTTGCGGCGGCGATCAAAGCGGAATGGGCGGAATGGTCACTCAAGCCCGAAGCGTCTGGCGAGCTGACCCGGCCGCAGGTCGAGCGCCTGGTGTGTCGCACCTGGTTGCGTGACGGTGAGGCTCTGGCGCAGATGCTGCAAGGTAGCGTGCCGGGCTATGAGCATCTGACGAACGTGCCCTTTGCCCTGGAGCTGCTGGAGCCGGACTATCTGCCGCTTGGCTACAACGACTTTAGCAATGGCATTGTCCAGGGCGTCGAGCGCAACGCTTGGCGCCGTGTGAAGGCCTACCACCTGCTGAAGCAGCACCCCGGCAGTTTGGGCTCGCTGAGCTTGGCGCAAAGCACCAAGCGCGTCCCGGTGGAGCAGATGATTCACATCGCCCACCGCAAGCGCATTGGGCAAAACCGGGGCGTTCCGCTGCTGCACTCCGTATTGATCCGCCTCGCGGATATCAAGGATTACGAGGAAAGCGAGCGGGTGGCCGCGCGGATCAGTGCCGCGCTGGTCATGTATATCAAAAAGGGCAACCCGGAGGACTACATCAAGCCCAATGGCGAAGGCGCCCAGGCGCAGCGGTCATTCCCGTTCGCGCCGGGCATGGTGTTCGACAACCTGCTGCCTGGTGAGGAAGTGGGCACGGTCGAGAGCAACCGGCCGAACCCATTCCTTGAAGGCTTCCGCAACGGCCAGCTCAAGGCCATCGCCGCCGGTGCGCGCAGCACCTATTCCAGCGTAGCCCGCAGCTACGACGGCACCTATTCGGCGCAACGCCAGGAACTGGTCGAGGGGCAGCTGGGTTACGACCTGCTGCAGCACGAATTTATCGACTACTGGTGCCGGCCGGTTTACCGCGCCTGGCTGCGCATGGCCGTCATGAGTGGCCGTATCAAGCTGCCGCCAGACGTTAACCCCCTGACGCTTTACGGCGCGTTTTATCAGGGGCCTGTCATGCCCTGGATCAACCCAGTGCATGAGGCGACCGCGTGGGAACTTCTGGTCAAAGCCGGCTTTGCCGATGAGGCCGAGGTGGCCCGCTCGCGTCAACGCAACCCCTCGGAACTCAAGGCGTCCCGCACGGCGGAAATCCAGAAGAACCGGGAGGCCGGGCTGGTATTCAGCTCGGATTACTACCACACGACCTACGGGGTAAAACAAGGTAATGAACCAACCGATGGCAACAAAGAGCCCGCCAATGTGGATGACCCCACAGGGGTCGGTGGCGACGGTAAGCAACCCGGCGAATAGCTGGTACACCATGCGCGCAGGCGTTCAAGTCGGCAGCGTGGAGCTGGACCTGTTCGGCGAGATTGGCGCCGAGGGCATCACCGCGCAGCAGTTCGCCACCGAGCTGCGCGCACTCGGTGACGTGTCACAGATCAATCTGCGCCTCAATTGCCCTGGCGGTGCGGTGTTCGAGGGCATGGCCATCTACAACCTGCTCAAGCACCACAAAGCTCGCAAGGTCGGCACCGTTGTGGCGCTGGCGGCGAGCATGGGCAGTGTGGTGTTGATGGCCTGTGACGAGGTCCGCATTCCGGCCAACGCCATGATCATGATTCACAAACCATGGGGCATTCAGGGTGGAAACGCCGAGGCCATGCGCAGCTATGCCGACCAGCTGGATATGTTCGGGGCGAGCATGACAGCCGCCTACACCGATAAGACTGGCAAGACCGCCGAGGAAATCGACGGGCTGTTGAGCGCTGAAACCTGGATGACCGGCACCGAGGCTGTTGCCCTGGGCTTTGCCGACGTACTGCTGGACCCGGTCGAGGCGTTCGGCCAAATCACTTCCAACCGTTACAAGGATTTCATCAATATGCCGCCAGTCGCGAAGCAGTTCTTTGCCCCCCAGGGCTCCGTCCAGCTGCCACAAAACCCTGTCGAAACCGTCGAGCAGATCCAAGCGCGCGTTCTGGCCGCTGATGCCACGCGCCGTACCAGCATCACCACCGCCTTTGCGCCGTTCGCTGCGCATGCTGCGCTGCGTGATACCTGCTTGAACGACACCAATTGCACCATCGAGCAGGCCAACGCCAAGCTGCTGGCTGCCATCGGCCAGGAGACCACCCCGACCGGCTCTATCCTTCAGCCTGGCCAGCACGGGCACATTTCCAACGGCAACCTGGTTGGTGACTCGGTACGTGCCTCGCTCTATTCGCGGATTGGCCTCGGTGAGATGCAGGCCGACAACCGTTACAACAACATGAACCTGCGCGAGCTGGCCCGCGCTTCGCTGGACGGGCGCGGTATCGGCGTGTCGACGCTGAACGTCATGAACATGGTCGGTCTGGCCTTCACTCACAGTTCCAGTGACTTCGGCAACATCCTGATGGATGCCGCTTATAAGTCGTTGCTGGCGGGCTGGGAGGGGGCAGAGGAAACCTACCACCTGTGGACCAAGAAAGGCCGCCTCGGTGACTTCAAGGTTGCCAACCGTGTAGGGCTGGGGCAGTTCTCGTCGCTGCGTGAGGTGAAGCCGGGCGCCGAGTACAAGCACATCACCCTGGGCGATACCGGGCAAACCATCCAGCTGGCCACCTACGGCGAGATTTTCAGCATCAACCGCCAGGCGATTATCAACGACGACCTCGACGCGCTTACCCGTATCCCACAGCTGATGGGTGAGGCGGCGCGAGCCACCATCGGCGACCTGGTGTACGCCATCCTGATCGACAACCCGAAGCTGGGCGACGGCAAAGCGCTGTTTGACGCGTCGCGCAACAACCTGTTCGCCGCTGGCTCCAAGCTGTCGCTGGAGGCCCTGAGCGCGGCCAAGACGGCGATGCGCCTGCAGCAGGCTACCGTGGCCAAGGGCGCCAAGCCGCGACCGCTGAACATCCAGCCGGCGTTCGTGATCTGCCCGGTTGCACTGGAAGACAAGGCCAAGCAAATCATCAACTCGGCATCGGCACCGGGTACTGACAGCAACGCAGGAATCGACAACCCGATTCGCGGCTTCGCCAAGGTGATCGGTGAGCCGCGCCTGGACGCGGCATCGGCCACCGCTTACTACCAAGCGGCGAAGCAGGGCTCGGACACTGTCGAGGTGGCCTACCTGGACGGCATCGAGCAGCCTTACTTCGAGTCGCAAGAAGGCTTCACCAGCGATGGCATGGCCACCAAGGTGCGGATCGACGCCGGCGTTTCGGCGCTCGATGCTCGCGGCCTGAACAAATCGACCGGCGCGAACTAACCGCCCGGCGTTACCCATAACACCCCGCGCTTGCGGGGTTTGTTGTTTCTGGAGCAGGAGAAACCATGAGTACCAACTATGTGAGCAGTGGCAAAACCGTCACTTTGCCGGCGCCGACCGGCGGATCTGTTGCCGGTATTCCCCAAGTGATCGGTGACTTGGCCGTGATCCCGCTGCAAAGCGGCTCTAAGGGCGCGTCAATCACCTACCACACCGAAGGCGAGTGGGATGCCCCGGCCGCTGTCGGTATGAAGGCAGGCAGCAAGGTCAACGTACTGGACGGCCAGCTGGTGCCGCCGGAAACCGCCGATTCCAAACCGTTCGGCAAGCTGACCAGCGATGTGGCCAACGGCTTCGGCTCTGTGCTGATCGTGCAGTAATGGCGCGGCCGAGCTTTCGCGAGCGCTTGGCCGTTCTCACGACCCGAATCCTTGACCGCGTGGGCGACCGCGCGACCTTGGATGATGGCACGCTGATCATGGGCACCTTCGAGAACCCTTTCCTCGATCCGCAGATGGTGGGTAAGGGCGGTAACGGCGGTAAGTCGCTCGCGGCGTCTGTCGACGCTGCAGCCATAGGGGAGCCTCGGTTTAGCGTAATCGCCGCTGTGGCGGCGCGCTTGCCGAAGGGCTCAAAACTGACCATTGAGCTGCCGGCCGATGAGGGCGGTGGGCGTTACCGGGTGATCCGGCCGGAGCCTGACGGCGATGGCATGGTGGCCCTGGTACTGGGGGTAGATCGTGAGCGAACCGCAGACATCCGATAGCGAGCCGTTAGCGCATGAGCTGACACGTTTGCATGAAGCCATGACGGCCACTATCCAGGAGGCTATCCCGCAGTTGCAGGGCGTCGAGGCCTATCCCGTGCTCAAGGAGGGCATGGCGATGCCGCTGATGATCTACGCCATGACCAACGTGCAGCCCGGTGAAGACCCTGGCGACGGCCGTGTGTGTATTGTCGCGACGTTCGAGGCCTGCATTCTGGTCGAGTCCGACCGCGATAAGGCGCCCCTGCAAGCCGCCATTCTGGCCACCAAACTGGCCTCCCTGCTGCATTACCAGCAATGGGGGCTCGACTTCACCATGCCCGTTGAAGGCGTCCAGGCGATGCCGACGATGCCAGTGCCCGAGCTGGCCGAGTGCTCGGCCTGGGCGGTGCAGTGGCAGCAAGCCCTGTACTTGGGTGATACCACTTGGCTTTGGGAGGATCAGCCGCCTGGCTCGCTGGTGTTCTCGTTCTACCCCGAGAGCGGGGAGGGCAACGAGCACAACTACCAGTCGCCGGAGGCCATGGCATGAGCTACGCGACGGCGCAGCATGACCTGATGCTGTCCAGCGTAGTGATCAAGGGGTACGTCGTCGCTGTAGACCTGGTGGCGGGCAAGCTGCGCATGTCGGACGGTAGCGATTGGGTCAGCGCCTGGGTGAAGTGGCATGCACTGGCCGCCGGGAAGGCCCGCCATTGGCGGTCGCCGAGCCTGGGCGAGCAGGGCGCGCTGATCAGCCCGAGCGGTGACCCTGCCCAAGGCACGTTCGTGCCGGGGCTGTACGGCAATGCCGGCCCCCAGCCGGACAACCGCGACCATGTCGAGGTGTGGCGTTTCGATGATGGCGGCTCGCTGGTCTACGACTGGGAAGCCAATAGCTACACCATCAAGCTGCCCACGGGCACGGTCACCATCGAGGTCGGCGGCAGTAAGGCGGTCATCACCGACGACACGATCAACGCCAAGACCACGACGATGACGGCCGAGGCGCAGGCCGCCACGGTCAAGGCGCCGTCGATCACCTTGGAGGGTGAAGTGTTGATCAAGGGCGCGTTACGCGTAACGGGTGATATCAACGGCGGCGGGAAGATCATCGACACCGCCGGCAACACGGCAAATCACAAGCACTGACAGCCCGCATTCGCGGGCTTTGTCTTATCTGGAGGACGCCTTATGGCTGCCAAGAAAACTGTTTCAACTGACGAGGCAATCGCCTCGGACGCTACCGACGCCGCCGTTGCATCCGCTCCGGAAGCGGCCGAAGCCGTGGCACAAGTCACTTTCGCCGACACGGTCTACACCTCGCGCTCGCTGTACCTGGCCAAGGGCGAGGACCTGCGCGAATTCAAGGTGGTGGCCAAGCGCGTCAGCGTGCCGGCCGACGACGCCGAGGCGCTGGCCTTCCTGGCTGATCACCCTGAGCTGCAGCGCTTGGACGGCTGACCATGATTGGCCTGGATCGCCGCACCGGCGAATCAATCTCGGGCCTTGATCACCTGCGCCAATCCATCGAAGACATCTTGACCACGCCACTCGGCAGCCGCCGCATGCGGCCGGAATACGGCAGCAAGCTGCGGCGTTACGTCGACATGCCGGTCAACGATGGGTGGAAAAGCGCGGTACAGGCCGAAGTGGCCCGCGCCTTGGGCCGCTGGGAGCCGCGCTTGCGGCTGGAGCGAGTGGTGGTCACCTCGGTGCTTGACGGGCAGATCGGCATGACGCTGACCGGCGAGTACCTGGGCAGTGCTGCCGTCATGGAGGTAACCGCATGATCGACCTTTCCCTGCTGCCCCCGCCCGACGTGGTGGAGAGCGTGGATTTCGAGGAGCTGTATCAGGAAACACTGGGCATCTTCCGCGAGTTCATGGACGACCAGTGGACGGCGGTGCTGGAGTCCGACCCGGTGGTTAAGCTGATGGAGGTCATGGCCTATCGGGAAATGCTCACCCGCGCGCGGGTCAACGCGGCGGCCAAGGCGAGCCTGCTGGCCTTTGCCAAGGGCAATGACCTGGTGAACCGGGCCGCTGACTATGGCGTGGAGAAACTGACCATTCGCCCGGCCGACCCCGACGCAGTGCCCCCTGTCGAGGCAGTGATGGAAGACGACGAAGCGCTGCGTTATCGCACGCGGCTGTCGCTGGAAGCGTTGTCGGTGGCGGGCAGCAGCGGGGCCTATGAGTATCACGGGCTGAGTGCGTCGGCCGAGCTGACCAATGTGTCGGTCGATTCGCCCCGCTTTTCCGGGGTGGAATTGGCACCGGCGGTCCGCGCCCAGCTGCCGGCCGGGGCCATTGTCGTGGTCTGCGATTACGACGCAGGCCTGGCCAACCCGCTACCCGGCGACGTGTCGCTGGCCATCCTGCCAAGCCTGACCAGCACTACACCGGTGGCGCAGCTGGTGGCCAAGGTCAAAGCGGCCTTGTCGGCCGAGGAAGTGCGGCCGATCACTGACCGGCCTCGCGTGGCCGCCGGCATCCCCTCCGACTTCAAGGTGGAGGCTGAACTGCAGATCGAGGAAGGGCCAGACCCGGACGTGGTGAAAGCCACAGCTCGGGCAGGCCTGAACGCGGCCATTGCAGAAGCCCGCCGCCTGCAGGGGCAGCTGCCCCTGTCGGCCATCTACGCCGCGTTACACGTAACGGGGATTCGTAGCGTGACCTTGAAGCAGCCTGCGGCCGGGGTGGTGTGTGACAAGCGGCATTACCCCAGCTGCACCTCGATCACGCTGACGTCGAAGGTGGTGGCATGAGCTTGTTACCGAACAACGCCACCCAGCTGGAGCGCGCCCTGGAGGCGGCCGCCGACCTTGGCCTTGACCCGGACATTATCCGGGGCGTGGCCGACTCGGAGCGCTGCCCGCCGAACTTCCTGCCTTGGCTCGCCTGGTCGCGAAAGGTCGAGGGCTGGGAGGCGGCTTACACCGACGAGCAGCGCCGCGCGCTGATCCGCGAGGCCATTCCGGTTCACAAGACCAAGGGCACGGTTGGCGCAGTCATGCGCGTGCTCAGAGCCGTGCGGGTCACTGCGGATTACAAGGAATGGCGCGAGATTCCCAATGCAGCGCCTTACACGTTCCAGATCACGGCCTGGGCCAACAATAACCGGCCTGGCGAAGGCTCGATCATTTCGCCGCAGCTGGAGGAGCGCTTGCGTGCCCTGGTCGATGCGACGAAGAACGAGCGCAGTCACTACACCTTCCGGCTCGGTGCCCGGTTCGATGGCGGTCTGGTCGCCGCCGGGGCCAGTCAGGGCCAGCTGCTGCACCGCAAGACGGTGGAGCCTGCGCCCGTTCCGGTTGATCCCTCGGCGCAGGCCCTGCAGTTCGCCAACGCTACTCAGACGCGGGGGCTACACCGGCAGACGCTGGAAATGCCGGTTGTGCCGATCCCACTTTCTGAGCAGGCACTGCAGTTGGCCAGCGTTACCCATGCGCGCGCTGTGACTCGGGGTTATGCCCAGGCGCAGCCCGTCCCGATCCATGCAGCGGCCACCGTATCGGTCGCCAATGCGCTGCGTACCCGTATCGTCGTGCGGGGCACGATGGAGGCTGTTTTATGAGTACCCCTTTACAACCGGTGATCACCAAGAAAGGCCTGGCGGCGGTCTGGAATGCCACCAGCACTGGCCTTTCTGCCGAGATCACCCACATCGCGCTCGGTACCTCGGGTTACACCCCGACCAACGAGCAAACCAGCTTGCGTGCCCAGGTGGCCAAGTACCCCATTGCCGGGGGCGAGCGGCTGAGCGACAGCCTGATTCACCTCACTGCCATCGCTGATGGCCCGGCGGCGTTCTGGGTGCGTGAAATCGGCTTCCTGTTAGCCGATGGCACGCTGTTGGCGGTCTGGTCGCATGCGACTGACGCGCTGACCTACAAGCCGGCCAATACCGACTTGCTGCTGGCCTACGACCTGTCCTTGACGGCGCTGCCAGCGGATAGCGTGACCATCGTTAGCAGTCCGGCGGGCTTGAACCTGTCCTTGGCGGCGCCATTGGCGGCTATGGCCAGTGCCCTGGTCGGTGAGCAGTTGCGCAGCCTGCAGCAGCAAGACCAGATCACCGATCTGGCTCGACAGCAGCAAAGTACCGCCGAGCAGATGGCCCGCCAGTTGGCCAGTCTCACTGAGCGGCAGGGCACGGCCGAGTACCGGCATGCGGTCGACCATGAGGGAGCGCTGGCTGTCGGCATTCGCTCGGTCGAGGCGGTGTTGAGCGAGCAACTGCGCAGCCTGGACCTGCAAGACCAGATCGCGCTGCTGAGTCGTCAATTGCAGCTGGTCAGCGAGCAGGCCGACCGCCGCGACGTGCGCCTGGCCACGGCTGAGCGCCGCCATGAGGTCGACCACGAAGGCCTGCGCAGCATGGGTATCGCTGTTGCAGAAGCCACCCTTTACACCCAAACCCAACTGACCCAACACATCAACGGAGCATAAAATCCTATGAGTCTCGAAACTGAAATCGCTGGCTTCACCAGCAAGGCCACCGCGCTGCTCGACTACTTCACCACCTTCAAAAACGCGGCCGCCAAGGCAATTGCCGATGCGGTGGCCGCTGCGCCGGCTATCTCGCGCACCTTCTACATCAACCCGCTGACCGGTGACGACAACGCCCTGGGCAACGCGGACACCCCATTCAAGACCCTCGCCCGAGCCATTGCGGCAACGCCGAGTGGCGGTGTGGGTGATTTCATCCTGCAGGGCGACTACACCCATGGCGAGGCAGCCTCTGTAGGCAGCCGCCGCATCATCGTTCGCGGTGACAACGTAGATGCCAACAGCCGAAAGCTCATCTTGAACGAGTACTTGGGCGCCAATGGCATGAAGCGGTTTGGTGGGTTCCAGATCAACATGGGCGGTTCGGTTGACTTCGCCGATATGACCGTCTCGCTGCCCGATTCTGCGGGTGGTCTGTCGGCGGCTCAGGACGCTTACTACTCGATGACTTATGCCGGCGGCAGCAAGCTGCCAGGGTTCGTTCCGATCAAGCTCTACAACGTGGTGTTTGCCCTACGGGGCACGTTCACCGGCAAGATCGTTGGTTCTGGTCTCCCTTGCGTGTCGCTGAGTGCGGTGAACTGCACCATTCCTGCAGCGCTGGAGGGTTACTTGGTTCAGGGCGTGGCGGCGGGCAAAGACCCTAACACCATCCCTTGGCTGACAACCAACATCACCAAGCTCTAATCCTTTCTGAATCTGAGGTCATCATGCGTAAAGACAACCTGAACGTGACGTTCAACGGCAATAACTACACCGGTTACGAGAAATACGAAATGTTGCCGCTTGGGGCGGCGCTACTGTACGCGGCCCAGCAAATCGACGAGGCGGCCGACAGTGCCCGCGTCTCGGTGGTCGGCAATTCGCTGCGTGTGGTCGAGTACCAGCTGGCCGAGCAAGAGGCTCAGGCCTTCCAGGTGGCTGGCTTCGAGGGCGAGGTGCCCGCCACTGTGCAGGCCTGGGTCGATGCTGCAGGCCTGTCGCCGCGAGAAGCCGCCGAGAACATCCTGGCTGAGGCGGCCGCCTGGAAAGGCGCGCTGTACACCATCCGCGCTGCCCGCCTGAAAGGCAAGCAGCAGGCGCTCAAGGCGGCAACTCACGACGAGGCCGAGGCCATTGCCGACGAGGCCATTGCCGCGATCAATGCCAGCGTGGTCGGTGTCGGCAACGCCTGACCCGCAACCCGTCTTCCTTGAGCGCCCCGATTATCGGGGCGTTTTCGTTTCTGCAGGGCCGCCACGCGCGGCCCTTGTCCTATCTGGAGCCCTTACATGGCTGGATTCTTTCACGGCGTTACCGTAACGAACGTCGACGCCGGCGCGCGTAGCATTGCGCTGCCGTCGTCCTCGATCATTGGCTTGGTTGACACTTTCACCGAGGGCGCAGGCGCCACGGCTAAGTACAACGACCTGGTGTTGGTCACCAACGAGCGCGAGGCGGTCGCTGCATTCGGTGAGGCCTCGGCCATCACCAAGGCCTGCCGGGCCATCTACACCCGCGCCAGGGCGGTAATCGTCTGCTGTGGCGTGGCCAAGGCGGTCGACGCGGCGGCACAAACCTCCTCGATCATCGGCGGCGTGCTGGCCAACGGTAAGCGTACCGGCCTGCAGGCGCTGCTGGACGGCAAGAGCCGTTTCAACGCCCAGCCGCGGCTGATCGTGGCACCCAAGCACAGCGCCACGCAGGCGGTGGCCACCGCCATGGATGCACTGGCCGGCAAGCTGCGTGCTGTGGCCATCATCGACGGCCCCGGTACCACCGACGAGGCCGCCGTGGCCTACGCCAAAAACTTCGGTTCCAAGCGCGTGTTCATGGTCGACCCTGGGGTGCAGCAGTGGGACACCAGCGCCAACGCCACCGTCGATGGGCCCGGCTCGGCCTGGACCGCCGGCCTGTTTGCCTGGACGGATACCGAATACGGCTTCTGGGCCTCGCCGTCCAACAAGGAATTTGTCGGCATCACCGGTACCACCCGTTCGGTGGAGTTCCTGGACGGCGACGACACCTGCCGGGCCAACCTGCTGAACAACGCCAACATCGCGACCATCATCCGCGACGACGGCTATCGCTTGTGGGGTAACCGCACCCTGTCCAGTGATGCGAAGTGGGCCTTTGTCACCCGCGTGCGGACCATGGATATCGTCATGGACGCAATCCTGTACGGCCACAAGTGGGCGGTCGACCGCTCGATTACCGCGACCTACGTCAAGGACGTGACCGACGGCCTGCAGGCGTTCATGCGCGACCTCAAGAGCCAGGGCGCGATCATCAACTTCGAGGTCTACGCCGACCCGGTGCTCAACACGGCCAGCCAGCTGGAGCAGGGCAAGGTGTATTGGAACATCCGTTTCACCGACGTGCCGCCGGCCGAAAACCCCAATTTCCGCGTCGAGGTCACCAACCAGTGGTTGACCGAAGTGCTCAACGCTGCCGCCTAAGGAGGCCCCGACATGGCATTGATTCCCCAAATTCTCGCCAACACCAACCTGTTTGTGGATGGCAAAAGCTTCCAAGGCGATGTACCCAGCCTGACCCTGCCCAAGCTCACCCTCAAGATGGAGGAGTACCGCCCAGGCGGCATGGATATGCCGATTGAGATGGACGTGGGCATGGAGAAGATGGAAGCCAACTTCACCACCACCGGCGTTCGCAAGGACTCGCTCAAGTTCTTTGGCCTGGCCGACGGCAACGCCTTCAACGGCGTTTTCCGGGGCTCGTTCAAGATCCAGAAAGGCGAAACGCTCGCGGTCGTCGTCACCCTGCGCGGCACCCTGAAGGAGCTGGACATGGGCGACTGGAAGGCCGGCGACAAGGCCGAACTCAAGCACGGCATTGCTGTGACCTATTACAAGCTCGAAGTCGGCGGCGAGGTCATTTACGAGATTGACCCGGTCGGCATGAAGCGTGTCATCAACGGCACTGACCAGCTGGCGAGCCAGCGCGCCGACCTCGGCCTGTAACCCTCATTCCCTCGCAACCCTTTCCGAATCAAGGACACCCTTTCATGAGCAAGCCAGCCCCTAAGTTCCTGACCCTGACGGCTGAAAACGTCACTGTTCGCCTGTCCAAGCCCACCAACCTCAATGGCATTGATCAGGCCACCATCACCCTGCGCGCGCCGACCGTAAAGGACATTCGCGCCGCTGGGCAGACCTCTGACGGCGACGATGCGCAGCGCGAAATGAACCTGTTCGCGTCCCTGGCCGAGGTCGGCGTCAAGGACCTGGAAGGCCTCACCTACAAGGACTACAACCGAGTCGCCACCGGTTACAACTTTCTGGTGCAAGACGACGAACTGTAATCCCCAGTCGCTCAAGCACGCCGCCAAGCGTCTCGCGGCCGAGCTGCATTTCTCGGCCGCTGAAATCATGACCATGTCGTATGCCGATATGGTTTGGTGGCTTACCGATTGAGCTTGCACAGGGGGTAACCGATGGCAAGCAAGGTAGCGTTATCGCTGGTGATCGGCGGCGCCGTCGCGTCGTCACTCGGTGCCGCGTTCAAGACCGCCGAAAACGGCATCCAGAAGCTGGAAGCCAAGGGCAACAAGGCCAAGGTGCTGAAAAGCACCATTGGCGAAACCATCAAGCTGCGCGAGGAGTGGAAGCGGGCGCACGACAGTGGCGCGGCCGGCGCCGACAAGCTGCTGCGTAAGCTGGACAGCAACCTGGACTCCTTGCGCAAGCAGGGGATCGAGGTCGGCAAGCTCGGCCGCGAGTACCAGCGCCTGGGGCGCGAAGCGCGGGCCGCCGATCTGCAGCTCAAGGGTCACCAGCAGCTGCAGGCGGGCAAGGAATCGCTCAAGTCGAATATCGGCAGGGCGGTGGTGGCCACGGGCGCCGCCGCTGTGCCGACGATGATCAGCGCGAACTATCAAGCGGTCATCCGTGACATTGCGATCAAGGCCGATATCGCCAACAAGCCCGAAGAGCAGCAGCTCAGCCGGACGGTGATCGACACGGCCAAAGACACCGGCATGTCACGCAATGACGTAGCCGACCTGGTCAACCAGCTGGTCGGCGCCGGCATGGAGCTGGACAAGGCGCTGTCGTATGCGCCGGTCGCGGCCAAGTTCGCGGTGGGCCAAGGCGCTTCGGGGGTCGACACCGCGTCGATGATCCAGGCGCTGGAGCAAAACGCCAAGATCAGCGACCCCAAGGTCATGCAGCAGGCCCTGGAGGCCATCGCCTACCAAGGCCAGGCGGGCAGCTTCGAGGCCAGCGACATGGCCAAGTGGTTCCCGCAACTGCTGGCCGGCATGGAGAAGAACGGCATCACCGGGCTGGATGCGGTGACCTCGCTGGGCTCCATGCTGCAGGTCCAGATGAAGACCGCCGGCAGTTCCGACGAAGCGGCGAACAACTTCAAGAACTGGATGGAGAAGATCGGCGCCGGTGATATCAAGAAGGCTTACAGCGATGTGGGCATTGATTATCAGGCGTCGCTGAACACCGGCCTGCAGAAGGGCATGAACGTCATCGAGGCGTCGATGGCCCTGGCCATGCGTTACGTCGAGAAGACTGACCCGGCCAAGGCCAAGCAGATCAAGGACGCCCAGGCCAAGATCGACAAGGAGGTCGACCCAGAGAAGGCCAAGGCGGCGCTGGAAGCCCTGGAGAAGACCCTGCTCACCGGCGATATCTTCGCCGACATGCAGGTCAAGGCTGCGCTCACAGCCTACGGGCAGAACCGGGGGCTTTACGAAGAACTCAAGGCCGACTCCAAGAAGGCCTCGGGCATCCTCGACAAGAACCTGGCTGAGCGCCGCGAGACTTCGGCGCAGCAGTGGGCCGAGCTGGGGCAGGCGGTGGACGACTCCATGCGCAGCATTGGCGATGCCATCCGCCCGGCCACCGACCTGGCCGCGCAGGGGCTGACCAAGGTTGCCCGTGGCATCACCTCGCTGTCGGATCAGTTCCCGTCGATAGCGATGGGGATTGGCGGGATCACGGCGGCGGTGCTGGCATTCCTGAGTGCGCGTAGCGCCCTGCGAATCGGCCGTGGGGTGTTCAACATCGCGCGCGGTCGAGGCCTGGAAAGCATGGCGGGGCGCGTGGGGCGCACTGGTCGCGCCCCTGTTGAGTTGCCCAAGACCGGCAACAAGGTGGTCGACACCGGCCTGGGGCTGCTGGGCAAGGTGTTTTTAGCGGGCTCGACAGCACCTGGCCAGGCCGATGACCCTGGCGCAGCCGCCAACGACACCCAGCGCGTGTTTGTGGTGAACGCCGATGCGATAGGCGGAATTGGCAGCAGCGTTGCCAACAGCGCCCCTGCAGGGCCTGCAAGGGGTAGTCGCAGAAGTCGCCGGCGGGAGCGTCGGCGCGCAGGTCGGCAGGGGGCTGTGGTACGTCCTGCGCCGCCCGTCGAGGCCCCCAAAGCGTCCAAGGGGACCGTGGCAAAGGCTCGGCCTCTGCCTGCAGCGTTGTCGGCCCTGACCGCCGCCGATGACTTGGTCAAGGTGGCACGCTCGGTGCGCGGTGTCTCGCGTCTGGCAAAGAATCTGCCAGGTGGCAACATTATCGATGCCGGTGCGGCTGCGATCGATGTCGCGCTGAACGCTGAGACCAAGGATGAAAAGGCCGAGGGTTATGGTGGCGCCGCCGGCAGCTTGGCGGGCACCCTTGCCGGCGCTGCAGCCGGGGCCGCCATTGGTTCCGTGGTGCCGGTGATCGGTACCGCCGTGGGTGGTGCTGTCGGTGCCGTCCTGGGCGGCATGGGGGGCGAGTCTTTTGGCGGCTGGCTGGGCAAGCGCTGGTTCGGCGACGAGTCGGCCGACGGTCAAGCCGAGCCGGAATCGCCGCCGGCACTGGGAGAAGCATTACGCGTAACGACGATGCTGGCCAAGGAAGTCGAGCCTGAGCCCGCAGCGGCTCAGGCTAAGGCTGATCCGGCGGTGTCGTATGACCCGCGCGACTCTGCATCGAAAGATCCGTTCCTGCTGCCGGCGTTGACGGCAGGCAAGGTGCGGTTCCCCGGTGCTGGTCTGGTGCGGCCGCAGGCTCAACCCGAGGCCCCTGCATCGCCCGAGGCGCAGCCCGAACCGCCTACCCCGAAGTTGGGCGACACGGTTCGGGAGGCGACCGTACCGGCGCCGGTGGAGCCGGCGGTGTCGTATGACCCGCTCGACCCCGCGTCAAAAGACCCGTTCCTGTTGCCGGCGCTGACGGCCAACAAGGTGCGATTCCCGGGTGCTGGCCTAGTGCGACCGCTGGCTGAGCCCGAGTCAAAGCCCGAGCCGACGCCGCCCAAGCTGGGGGCTGCGGTGCGGGAAGCAGCACCGGCGCCGCCCCCGGCACCGGCCAAGCCTGAGGTGTCGTATGACCCGCGCGACCCAGCCTCGAAAGACCCGTTCCTGTTGCCGGCGCTGACGGCCAGCAAGGTGCGTTTCCCGGGTGCCGATCTGGTGCGGCCGCAGCCTCAAACCCAAACAGCAGCAGCTGCCGGGCTGGGTGATGTGGTGCGCGAAATGGCCAAGGCCGCGCCGCCGGCACCCAAGCTGCCCGAGGTACCCCAGCCTGCCAAGGCTGCAGGGCCGCCACCGGCGCCGAAGCTGGATCAGTCGTTTTCATTCTCGCCAACCATCAAGCTGGATGTGCAAGGCGATGTGAAGGATCCGGCCCAGTTGCTGCGTGAGATGGAGGGCGGTGTGCGCGGGCTGTTTGACGCTTGGCAGCGCGAGGTCGCTGCGCGCACGTCCTCGGCGCAGCTGTTCGATCAACCCCACGTTTAAGGAGGGCCTGTGCCCTACATGGAGCAGCTGGAGTCTTCCCTGTCCAGCCTGGTGGCAGCGGGGGAGGCCGGCCGGAAAAGCGCCGACGGCATGCTGGTACCGCTCAACGGCGCTATCAGCAGCATCACCGGTGCCGCGTCCGAGCTGGAGAGCATCCCGTTTCTACCGCCCGAGCTGGGCGCCAAGGCGGGACGGCTGGTGCGCAGTATCGGTGTGGCACAGGCGCGGGTCGGGCAGATAACGTCGACCTACAGCCGCGCAGTCTCGGGCGTCAGTCAGGTGCAGGAACGACTCGGCACCTTCAAGCAGATGGCCAGCAAGGTGTCGTCGGAGGTCAACCGGGTGGCTGGCAAGGTCAGCCCCTCGCTGTCCAACATCCTGCCCAGTGGCGGGCTGCTGGGCTCGGCCACGCCGACACCGGAGGCGGTGGCGCCATTCCCGCACCTGCTGATCATCCAGCCACATGAGCCGAATGCCCAGCCGTATTACTTCAACCTCGGTACGGCTGCGTTTGACGAGCTGCGCCGGCAGGCGTCGTTCCGATGGCAGGGGCAGGAGCGCTTACGTCGAAGCGTGGCGCAGCAAGCCGTGGGTCTGGGTGAGGAAAAGATCACGCTCAAGGGCGCGATCTTCCCCAACCACAAGGCCGGGCTAAAGCAGCTCAACACCTTGCGCTCCATTGGCCGCAACCTGCGAGCGTTGAACCTGGTGACGGGCTACGGCGAGGTACTGGGCGACTGGTGCCTGGTCAGCATCGAGGAGGAGCAAAGCCATCTGCTGGCCGGCGGTATCCCCCGAAAACAAGGCTTCACCCTGGAGTTTGTGAGCTATGGCAACGACCTGCAGAACGTCTGACGGGGATCTGCTCGATGTGATCTGTCAGCACCATTACGGGCACCTCAACGGCACGGTCGAGGCCGTGCTTGATGCCAACCCGGATCTGGCCAGGCAGGCGCAGCCGTACCGCGCCGGCCTGCTGATCCTGCTGCCGGATCTGCCGGCGCCTGCAGTCGAGCTGCTGCAGCTGTTCGGCTAACCCGCGTTACGCGTAACGAACCCCGCCCTGTGCGGGGTTTTTCGTTCCTGGAGCAAGCATGAAACCCACGTATCAAATCGTCGCGGATGGCAACGACATTACCGCGCTGATCAATGACCGCCTGTTGCTGCTGCGCACCTCGGACAAGCCCGGTATGGAGTCGGACGAGTTCGAGCTGCGCATTGATGACCGTGACCAAGCCGTTGCACTGCCGGCGCGCGGTAGCAACGTAGTGGTGATGATGGGCTATGAGGGCCAAGGCCTGACCCGTTTGGGCGCCTACACCGTCGACGAGGTGGAGCTGAGCGGGCCGCCCGATACCATCGTGATTCGCGGCAAGGCCAGCGACATGCGCGGCAGCGGCAAGACCGTGCGCAGCGGCAGCTGGGAGAACGTGCCGCTGTCGCAGATCGCCGGTGAAATCGCCAAGCGCAACGGCTGGGAGGTGTCTTGCCCGGTCGACACCAAGGTCGAGCGCATCGACCAGCGCAACGAGTCGGATTACAACTTTGTCACCCGCCTGGCCAAGCAGTACGACTGCACCGCCAAGGTGGCCGAGAGCAAGCTGCTGGTGATGCCGCGCCAAGGCGGGCAGAGCACCACCGGCAAGGCGCTGTCGGTCATCACCATCAACAAGACGGACGTTTCCCGGTACCAGTTCCGCCTCGGCGACCGCAACTCGCAGAAGGCCGTGAAGACCCAGCACCAAGACCCCAAGACCGGCAAGTTGCAGGTGGTCGAGCTGGCCAACGAGGAGTCGCCGGACGGCCTGCCGCCGGTGCACACCGACCGTCACGTCTACCCCAACAAAACCGCCGCCCAGCAGGCCGCCAAGGCGCGCCTGGCCGCGTTCAACCGCAGCACGGCCGGCGTGCGCCTGGAAATGCACGGTCGCACTGATCTGTTTGCCGAACGCTCGATCAACGCCCAGGGCTTCAAGCCGGGGCTCGATGGCGAGTACCTGGTGGACGGCGTCGAGCAGGTATTCACCCAGTCCGGCTGGAGCACGACCGTCGAGTGCAACGGCGGCAAGAAGGGCAAGGCCAAGGCCTCGGGCAAGAAAAAGAAAGACACCAAGCCGCTCAAGGTTGAGCAGCTGTAAACCCCCGGCCGCACGCGGCCATGACAGGAGGCCTCAATGGCTATCTCAATTCAACAGCTTCAAAAGATTCTCCCTAACGCCGGCTCGAAAGCCGGCGTTTTTGTTCCCGGCCTCAACGCAACAATGGGCAAGTACTCGATCATCACCCCTCGGCGTATGGCTGCGTTCCTTGCACAAGTGGGCCATGAGTCGGGCCAGCTGTTATATGTGCGAGAGCTCGGTAACGATGCCTACCTGGCCAAGTACGACACCGGGCGGCTGGCGGAGCGCCTTGGCAACACCCCGGCGGCTGACGGTGATGGTCAGCGGTACCGTGGTCGTGGGCTCATTCAGATCACCGGCCGCGACAACTACGAGGCCTGCAGCGAAGCGCTGTTCGGTGACAGCCGCTTGCTCAACACCCCCGACCTGCTCGAGCAGCCGGTCTACGCGTCGCTGTCGGCCGGCTGGTACTGGCAGCGGGCGGGGCTCAATAGCCTCGCTGACAAGGTGCTGCAGGCCGATGACTCGGTGTTCGAGCTGATCACCCGCCGTATCAATGGTGGCCTGAATGGGTTGAAGGATCGCCAGGCGCTCTACAAGCGTGCACTTGAGGTGCTGCAGTAATGCCGCTGCATTGGCGTATCGCACTTCTGGCCGTAGCGGTCGGGCTCTATGCCGGCGGGCGTGGGGCCTGGGTGTGGCAGGCCAGCGATTACGGAAGGCAGCTGGCTGAGCAGGCTACAGGTTATGTCCAGCAGCTGGCGGATAAGGATCGGGCGTACGGTCGTGAGCGTGAGGAGGCTGCAGCCGCAGCCCTGGAGCAGTTGGCTGACCAGAAAAGGCAGCGCAAAGACTTGGAGAATCGCCTGGAGGAGCAGGGCAAAACACATTGGACGGAGATGAACGATGCACAACAGATTCAAGCTCGCCTGCGTGACAGGCTGGCTACTGCTGACTTGCGGCTGTCAGTCCTTGTCGACACCGGAGCCTTTGCCACCCCGGGTTGTGACAGTGGGATGCGAGAAGCCGCCGGCACCGGAGGCGTGGTTCATGGCGCCGTTCGCGCCCGACTTGACCCAGCGCATGCTCAACGAATTATCGGCATCACCGACGACGGTGATCGAGGAATGATCGCACTGAAGGCCTGCCAGGCCTACGTCCGAGAAATCACCAAATGAAAAGAGGCGAGCCGGGTAGATGCGCCAACATCCAGCCCGGCCCGCCGAACCCGCAGACCCTTCCTGCAAGTCCAGCCGTGGCCTCTGCCTTGTGCACAAAGCGCGGCGAGCCTAACACCTGTCTATCCATACAGTAAAGACTTGCATACCTATGACCTCTCCTATTATTCCCTGGATGGGTGGCAAACGCCGCCTGGCCGACCGCCTAATCCCACTCTTTCCCCCTCATGAATGCTATGTCGAAGTCTTCGCCGGCGGTGCCGCGTTGTTCTTCATGCGTCCCCAGCCCGCCCCGGTGGAGGTGCTGAACGATCTCAACGGTGATTTGGTCATCCTTTATCGCGTTGTGCAGAACCACTTGGAGGAGTTCGTGCGCCAGTTCAAATGGGCGCTCAGCTCCCGGCAAATCTTCGAGTGGCAGAAGATGACTCGCCCCGAGACTCTGACCGACATCCAGCGTGCAGCACGGTTCTTCTACCTGCAGCAGCACGCGTTTGGTGGCAAGGTCACTGGGCAGACCTTCGGTACCGCTACCACTGGGCCGGCCATCAACCTGCTGCGCATCGAGGAGAACCTCTCCGCCGCGTGGCAGCGCCTCGCCGGCACCTATGTCGAGAATCTGTCTTGGCTCGCGTGCGCTGAGCGCTATGATCGAGCACATACTTTCTTCTACATGGACCCGCCCTATTGGCAGACTGCCGGTTACGGGGTGGACTTCGCCTTCGATGAGTACGAGCGCATCGCCGATTTCATGGGCCGGTGCAAGGGCAGGGTAATGGTCAGCATCAACGACCATCCGGATATCCGGCATGCCTTCGATGGCTTCCACTTCGAGTGCGTGGATATCCGCTATACCACTACGAATCAGCGCCAATGTACGGCTGAGGTAACCGGCGAACTGGTGATCATGAACTGGCAACCCACTGGGCTTGGGCAACTTTTCTGACGCTGGTCGAGCAGGGTGGGCAGGTGCCCGACCCTGGCTCTGTCGATCTGCGAGCTACCGGTCCATCGCGATTCGTTGCTGAAGCTCTTTCAACTGCTCTGCCTCATCTGCCGTGCGCCGTTCGATTCGATGGTGCAGGGCGGCTGAGAGCTGAAACAGCTCCGGGGTGGACAGCAACAGGTGGCCAGTGGCAACGGCGCTGAGCATCTCCTTCAGCGTCATCACGCCAGCGTCTTCCGGGACCGGTCGGATCTGTTCCTTGCCGGTATGATCGAACGATATCAGCCAGCGTCGGCCCGTCAGTGTCGGCGCTTCAACAGGCTTTTCTGCTGGCTGCTGAGTGAATTGGCGGTTAAGCCATTTGCGGTACTCGCTGCCCAGCTCGGCCTTGCAATAGTCTGCTGCACGCTCGGCACCCAGGGTGTCGATCATCCACAGTTCGCGATTACCCCGACGCAGCTTGCGCTTGTGCTGTGGCAGCAGGCTGCGGACTATTCGATCAGAGCTGCCTAGGCCAAGTGCTGTGCAGATGTTGCCGGCGCTGAGCCAGTAGGTGTCGTTTAGTTTAGCAATCAGGATGTGGTGGCCACGGAAGGCGCGCTGCTCGAGCACGGCATCCTGAACAGCTGGAAGGCTGCTCTTCTCGGTGGCCGTCTGCTCCAGCTGGTTGAAGGCGTTGATGTATGCCTCCTTCCACTTCGCCGCTTCCTTGCCGGTGAAGCCCATGCACAGGAAGGTAAAGCCATCGCGGGTCATGCGGTAGTACGGCTCTGGCTTGTTGTTCGAGCCAGGGCGGGAACACTCCGCAAAATTGCGGAGTGCGAATTCAGATGAGCAATCCAAGTTACGCAGACGCTTGAGAACGTCGTCATGGCGCTTGCCGAAGTGGGCAGCGACATCGAGGCTGTTAGTGGTCGGATGGCCGTCAATCAGCTCTACGGATACAGGAGAAACGGTTGCGATGGTCTTCAT